TAAACAACATCGCAGATATTTGTAGGAAACAATCCCGAATTAACACGATTCATTGTTACCATTGCAACAGCTAACCAACCTAGTTTAGGCTCACCACCAGATTCGTAGTAAATGTTTTTAGCCAAACAATCAATTTGCTTCTTATCATGTTTGTCCAAATTTACATATTGTGGTTTTTCTTCAATCACATACTCGTTTTTGTATTGCTTAGGCAAAGATAAAGATTCTGTGATAATCGGGTTTCTCAAATAAATCGGATAAGCTGATACTTCATTTTGAGTATTAGGTACAAGACCTAAAAATAAAATTAACATGAAACATAATGATATCACAGATGCGAATGTGCGCTTGTGTAGCATAGTTTTCTCCTTGTTAAATGGCGCATACGAAGCCGCCAAGTGTCCATCGAGAATTAGTTTACTGCGTGGGATTAAGTGAGAGAAGGCATTGGGACCTGTCGAGGTGGATGCCTATTGAATAATTCTGATGGAGATTGAGTACCAGATAGACTGGTACCTTATTTAGTCCCAAAGTGCTTCGTAAAAAAAAATTATTATAAATAGGTGTAGGTCACGGTATCTCACTACCCACCTACTCTAATACTAAAGGACAGTATCAGCATGAATATATATACTATTTACAAATCCACCTGTAAAATTACAGGCAAATCGTATGTGGGTTTTGATTCAAACTGGCCTAAGCGCCAAAAAGTACATAAGTCTGCTTCCAAAAAACAAGATTATAAATTTTATCGAGCCATCCGTAAATATGGTTGGGATAATTTTGAGTGGTCTATTCTATATCAATCAACTGATAAACAACACACATTAAACGAAATGGAAAACCATTTTATTTGTGAGTATGATTCTTTTACTAATGGTTACAACTCCACATTAGGTGGTGATGGTTGTTTTGGGTTAATTCTTTCGCCTGAGGCCAGAAAAAAAATAAGCGAAGGAAATAAAATACCAAAACCACAAACAAAAGAACATATTCAAAAACGAGCGGATACTCAACGAGGCAAAAAAAGAAAACCGTTAAGTGACGAGCATAAAAACAAAATATCACATTCTTCTAGAGGTATATCTAAACCAATTACAGAAGAACACAAAAAGAACCTAAAATATCATACGAACAATTTAATTAAGATTTCTTGTCCTCATTGTAATAAAGTTGGCCAATTAACTAATATGAAGCGATGGCACTTTGCCAAATGTAAACTAATCCCATAAATTTTCATAATAGAGCCCAAACAGGCGAAAACCATTTTCCTTGCGTTTTTGCCAAGCCTTTAGACCATCCCAATCAACTTTGAGTTTACTTACATAATTACCGTCATTATCCCAAGGTTTCTTTTCATCATCACATTCAGAGTGGTCGAAAAATTGAGCCTCGGCATCATCATCAGCTTTCTGTTCAAATGCCCAAATCATTTCATCTAGAACCCATTCCCACCGAGAATGAATATTGGGATAATCATCATCATATGATTTATCTTCTTTGTAGAAATCAAAAACGAATTGTTCATCATATTCCTGTGTGCCTGTTGTACGCAGGTGCTCTGGAACATCAACAAGATCAACCATATGTGAACCGTGTTTGGTTTCACGGAGTCGCCTTAACATCGGTAGAATGATTGGCGCTAAGGTGTTATCCATCGACCAAGTATCCCAATAATCAATCTTTACATAATCAATCTTTGGATGTACCTTGTCTAGGACTTTTCGGATTGCCTCACAGATTGGATTTAGTCTGTCTGACCACTTATCAATTAAAGGTTCTTCATAGTCAATCTCACGCCAGAAGAATACTTTCTCCAGAATGGTATAAGGACTCAGCCAATGGCTACGATATTTGTTGATGTATACTTTCATAATATAATCCTATTCGTTGGCAGTTTTAAGGGTCTGCCAACCATATCACAAGTATTTAATATGAACCGGATTAGAAGGTGTAGGTTTAGTTACAACTTCAGGTTCATTCTTCATAGCGCAACCACAAACGGTTAATGCTATTAGGAAAACAAAAATATATTTGCTCATCAGAATTTGTATTTAATACCGCCAGTAATAACATTGGTATTGAGATTGCTATCCTGTGCGAATTGATATGCATAATCGGCAGTAAGAGCAAGATTCTTATTCAGCGGAATCTCTACACCTAAACCAACAATTCCAGCTGAACCAGAGTTTGCAGTTTGGTTAAGATATGCATATCCAATTTTTGGAGCAACGATGAATTTATCACCCTTGTACAAATCATATGATGCTACCAATGTATAACGGTTCTGGTCACCTGCTTGCAACCATGCTTGTGCATAACCAGCAGTAACACCAAATTTACCAAATTTCTGGCCAACAGTTACACCTGCCAGACCACCGTCATTAGAACCAGTAGTACCACCGCCAACTACACCCAATTCAACAGCAGAAGCACTAAATGCAACAGTCAAAGCTGAAACAGCAATAAGTTTTTTAAACATAATATCTCCAAAATAAAATAAAATGGTTGGTTAATTCTGTTACTAGGGAAACCAACCGAATACCCTAAGCTGAGTTTAGGCAGCTAGTGCGTATGAGTTATCATTTGCATTTATTGGTTGTTTACTTTTTACGACTATCTGTGTCGAGTTGTCCATTCTGTTACTTGTTACCGGGTCGAAAGCCAGTTCTCCCCCATCATAAACATACTGTTCTTGATTTAATCAAGCGCCTTCGTTAGGGTCTGCAACAATATGTTTATGGTGGAGGAGGGGGAAGTCGAATCCCCGTGTCCGATACTTTTCTCTTTACTTCATACAACTATACAACCATTATATATCACTTCGAATCTTTTGTCAAGGGTGAATTCGCTAAAAACGACAATAATTGGGTACGGTACATATACTTTTGCCTAACAAAGATTTGTGGTTGTCCACCCTCTACTGCAATGGCAACAACCAAAGTATCAATTCTTTTATTGGTCAATTCTTCGAACATTTCGGCATAAGCCGTACATTGTAGGAAATAATTTAGAATATTTTCTTCTAATTTTTCCTTCGATGATGACTTATAATCTATAATTGATAACCTATGTTTCCATTCTGCAATCGTATCAACACGACCAGCAATTCTCAGATTATCCGAATAAAGTGGTTGCTCAATCGCATATATCTTACCGATATTTTTATCCAACTCAGGACGCAATTGCAAAAATAACTCTTTAACATTTGGCATCATATTGCGAATTTTTAAATCGCTCATTTCATTGAGCAAATACTTTTCGCAAGCCAAATGTAAAGCTTCACCTCGGCGTGAGGCACGACCGGATATTTTATTAGCTTCTTCTTCACCAACTCGCTTGCGCCATGCATCAATAGAATCTTTGTTCATAGAACCAAGAACTGTTGTTACAGAAGGATAAGCTTTACCTGAGGGTGTGTAGTATACCCGACCAGTTTCGGTGGTTTTAGCCTCTAATTCAAAATCTAATTCAGGTAATTTCTCATAAACAAAAGTCATTTGTTATTCATTCTCTTTGTAATCCTATCAACGTGTTTCTTCACAATTTGAGATGTTCTAGCTTCTTTAATTGTTTTTCTTCCATATCTTTCACCAACGGTGCTGCCAGGATGCGCTTCGGCAACTTTAGATAAAACTTCTTTCCATCCATCACCAGCTTTCTGGTCATTAGTTCCACCTGATGAAGAAACAATAGCAGGAGCTGTCATTACCGTTTCAATATGTGGATTATCCTTCAAGTATATATCTCGTTCTGCAATCTTCATAAAAGATTCAAAAATTTCACTTGTCTTGGTATCAATAAATCTATAAGTTGGCATTAAACCACTCCGGTACAGGACGACTATTAACCTTGCCTTTCCATGATGCAAGATGCTGCTTGTTGTTTATATAGTAGTTTCTGTACGATGCCAAAGAATTGCCGACAACCTTAACATCATCAGGCATTGCAGGTGTAGGTTCTGTAAAAAAATTGCTTAATGAAATGTTATCAGGTACCATATCATGTAATAGTCCTACTAATCCATCACGTTCACACTTATGTACTTTACCATAACGATAGGTATATTCCTTACACAATTCTACCAGAAGATTTGATAACCACATATAGTTATAAACCGATTGTCTTACCCAGACAGCGGACGGGTGATTGACATGAGTAGCAGAATACAGGACAGATTCACGGCTATCAGGAAGAACATATCTAGTTTGTTTGCGACCACTAGCAGACAAGCCAACAGATTGAGTACCATCAAGAATCCGATGAGCAGTAGAAAGAAGTTGAGCATATTCAAGTATCATTTTAATACAATGCTTGTCATTGTGCATTTCTGCACAAATCTTGGGTTCATTGTGTAAGTAAAAAATATTCACTTCGAGTTAACCCATTTATGGACAACTTCACTCAATCCTTGATGACCATAAGAGACAACATTTTCATTCGATGATCTAAGCATATTAAGTAATTTTTCCCATAGAGATTTGATAAAATTGCACATATTGAATCCTATTAGAGTTAAACCGATGCTTCAATTTTTGTTACAACCATTTCTTCAGATTTTGGCAATTCGGTTGCTTCTAACTCATTCAATTTTGAAACAGGTTTCACAGCAGGAGTGTATGCATCAAGCACACCAACACGTTTCATATAGTCTTTCACTTCACCAACGTTGATGAGCTGATAACCAGCCACTTTGCGGCCATCTTTAACGACCTTGATGATGCCATTAGCATTGGTCTTGATGTGCCACATATAAGTGGATATTCGGTACATATAGATTTCATGTCCGAGTAGAGTATCAATTTCTTCTTTGGTTACAGGCTTACCTGAAATCATCACGGTCAACAATTTCTGAAAAGGCTTCAGTTTAACTTTTTTTGCAGTAGCGGTTTTCGCCATAATATAAAACTCCAATTATCAATTTAAGGAACAACCATCATAACACAGACCTGCCTGAAAGTCAAGCAGTTTTTCGGCAATCATATGTAATATACGCTAAAACGATTGGCGAATTTTTTTAGGCAATCTTGCATACGCTGATGGCGTGGACGAATATCTGAAAAACAGGTTCGTGGGCCACGATATCTAATGCGGAATTTTAGGCCTTGCTTTCTTAACAAATCCTTCACTTCGTCAAGATATTGAATAGGAATATTTTTATGCTTTGCTAATTCTTTGTGTTGTCGATAATAAGAGGACATAGAATTATTTACAAATGGTTTCAGATTCATCATGCTGCCTTTTTTAACATAATCGTAGGAAATTTAGAAATTGGCATTAACTTACTAAACGCCGATTGGCCGCTAGAAACATACTTCACAAAACCGGTTGTATCTTTCTTAGCTTTGCCTTTTGCATACAGACCGACAACAACACCTTTTGGATCCAGAAAACGGAGGTCTGATTCATCACCGTTAAAAACTGGAGCACCCATGTAGAATTCAGGCATCGGTTCGGTTTTCTTGAGACCAAAAACCGTAGCTACATTATAGCCATCAAACATAGCACGGTTAACGTCAACATCATTACCGTCAGCTGCCGAAAACGTCAGGTGGTAATTTTTGATATCTTTCACTTTACGGCCAAGAATCTTGGTGTAATCGTAGAATTGGATTTCAGGAAATGCCGCAAAAATATTACGGTATAAAACACCGTTGCGAATAGCCTCATACTTTTCCCATGAAATATCGGAAGTACCGTTCAAACGGAAAACGGGAACTAAATTCTTTTTAGCGGATTGTTTAATCGCCAATTCAATATCTTTTACCAACCACTCCATAAAACCAGAACGCTCTTCAAAAAAGAAGATTGTTTTGCGGATTCGAGCTTGCTGAATCACGTTGGTAGATTCGCCTTTTTTGAACATACCGCCACGACCGGCAGTATTCAAACAAGCAGCAGCACATCCGGCTGTTGCTTTGGGACAAGTATTGTAACCTGATAAATTAGCAGGTGCTAAATGTAAGATATAAGTCAGATATCCAACTGATTGTCCCTTGAGGGTCTTAGGGTTACCCGTAGATAGTAATTTCATAATTCTCTTTAATCTCAATCAATATAACCATTATACACGAACCAAGGCAGGGGTCAACAACTATTTGGCAAGTGTTGTAAAAAAACAACTACCTCCGCATCATTGCCTGGTCTCGTGCCTCTTCGTCAGTAAATACAGGAACTGCATTGGACTTGTGGAGAGTACCTATCCCTTTCATTTTAGAGCCTGTATATGTCAACCCTTGTACAGGCTTAGTGGCAACGCCTCCAGACGATCCTAGAGACGGATAATTAGGTGTCGCACGACCGACAGGCACTAAGGTCAAATTAGGTCGTTTAGTAGACACTAAAGACTTTTTAGACTTGGTAAAGTTAGTTTTAATACTATTAATTTCTTTAAGCCAGTCATTATATTCAGCCATTTCTTTTTTGGTTTTATTTTTAATATATTTTTTTGGCGATTTTGTGCTAGTATAAATCATAATGAATCCTTTACAGCTTCAACGTGTTTACATTTACCACGATAACCGAAACCAATACAAGTGCATGAAAAATAACGGTTATCCGTCACTTCTACAGTATAATCTCTATCGTTGGAATTTACATTAAATAATTGGACATTTTTAGGAATAATGCGTTTAGTATTATCCTGTTTTTCGTCTTTTATTAATTTTGATAATCCATCATGTTGGATTTTGATAAACTTCCGTCTGGCTTTATCGAAAGCCATTGGTGTTTTTAATTGATTAATAATATCATCGCCTTCTTTAATATAGGCGATTAACTTGCCAACTTTATTTAGCAAGTAAATATTATTGGGGACTTTATACTCGCAGTCCCAAACGGTAATTTCTTTGATGATTTCCATACCACCATTATACACTAATGGTGGTGGATGTCAACCATCTTGTTGTATTAAAACAACACTACCCTTGCAGCAGCTGTTTCTCTCCGGACTCTCGCATATCTTCCTCAAACGCTTGGAATTTCAAGCGCTTCAATTCACGTTTCATTGATTCGAGGTCGCCAATATTCTCAGAAATTTTCTGTTCTAGATTGGCAATACTAAGCTCAATATCTTTAACTGACATCTTTTTCCTCATCTTTTAGCATACGATAAGTTGCCTTATCTTTGTGTTTTTTACGAAACTGTTTGAGTGTTTCTTTGTCCAAATTCTTTTTGAATTTAGACTTTTGGGTTTTTTCGACCTTAGAACCGCCGACTATCATGTTTACTAACCTAGTTAAGAATATGGTCTGCAATATTTAATTCAATCAATTCCTGTGGTGTGAAATATGCATCACTTGGGCCAAGGAGTTTTGATTTAATCATACGGGATTCCAGACCAGTTGCGACCCGTAAAATATTCATCATTCGTTCGTTACAATATTCAGCTTCTTTCATTGCTGCTTTGATATCATGGTATTTGCTTTCCATGTAATCTGAGAACTGATGACACATAGCACCGGTGTTTGGTGAAATGTATCTTTGTCCTTTTGTACCACTCGCAAAAATTAAAAATGCAGCTGACATAATTGAACCAGTTGCAATAGTTACAATTGGGTACTTACTGGTACCCATGATATCAATCAAAGCAAAAGCTTGATACAATTCACCACCCATGGAATTGATATACAATTTTAACTGTTTATCTTTTTCATAGTCACACATATTTTCATACATGATCCATTGAATAGCTTTCTTGATGTTATCTTCTTCGATATCACCAGAAAGATAGTGTGTACTATTTTCTAAAAACTTTAACTGAATCTTATCATCAGCTGGCAAAAAATCTTCTTTCACATAACTATTTTTCATAATTTTTCTTATGCCATTTATAAGCTGTATTTAATATTGATAGTATATCATGTTTAGGTTGGTAATTCAATACTTTTTTGGCAAAATTAATGTCGGCAACAAGGCAATCTGGATCACCTTGGCGGCGAGGTAATACTGTATACTTTACTGGTAAATTTAATTCCTTTTCAACCAGAGAAATTATCTCTAAATTGGAATGTCCTTTTCCTGTTCCTAAATTAATAATTGCAGATTCGCCACCGGTCATTAGATAATTGATGCCTAAAATATGTGCCTCTGCAACATCGGAAACATGAACATAATCTCTAACACAAGAACCGTCTTGAGTATCATAGTCATTACCGTATAATTCAAAGTTATTTAGATTTTGTAAAATTCTAGGAATAAGGTGTGTTTCAGGTTCATGGTTCTCACCAATATCATTATCAAAATCAGCACCGGCTAGGTTGAAATACCGGAATATGATATGTTTAATTTTCGAATCTTCAATAGACCTTTCAGATACATATTTTGTGTTACCATACACATGGTTATTAACAGTTGATTCATCTTCGGTAATTGGTTTATTTTTTGGCAAATAAACTCCAGCTGTTGATGAATAAACAATATATGGAACATTGTACTGTTTCATAATATTAAGAAGAACACAGGTTCCTGCTACATTCACTTCCCAAAATTCTGTTGGATTTATCATAGAATCACCAACTTCGATTCTTCCAGCTAAGTGGAATACAACATCAATTTTTTCTACAAAAACAAATGGTCTAATTAAGTCATCACGGTTCCGAATATCACCACTAAAAAAATTGTCATAGTACTCGTGAGTTGGTTCTTTAATATCGAAACCAATCACTTTCCAACCATCTCGTTTTAAGTATTTTGCTAAATGACTACCGAGATACCCGGAGCAACCTGTAATAACTGCCGTTCTAGTTTCCATGGAAATTTACCATTGTATTTTTGATTATTAATTTCATTGCCTTTATCAAAGAAATCTTGTGTAACTGAATTAGGATTTCCATCTAAACGATAGCACATCGTATGGGCATTCGTACAAGAAAAATTTGGAAAGTTTGTCTTTAGGTTGTGAAAAAATTGTCTATCTGCACCCCATTGACCGTACCATGCATGACCAATCTTAACAGCAACATCTCGTTTAATGGCAAATGATGATGTATCAATATGAAACGCTTTATCATTAAAGTAAACAGGCCATTTGCCTAGTGATTCACAATTGTCCTCACACAGGAAATTACCATCTTTATCATAAATCTTACGGAGAGAATAAGCCCAATCATTACCTTGTTGAATTTTGGCAACTAATTTTTCAACATGGCATGGCTCAAACCAATTGTCCTCATCTAAGTAACAAATGATATCGGCGTTAACAAGGAAAGAACAGGCGGCGAATACTCGATGCCCGTACCATCCTTTTCCGATATTTTCTTCAAGGTGTATAGTTTTAACTTTTGTTGCACCTTCCAATTGGTGCCTTATTTTATCACCATATTCTTCCCCATCAATAAACACATAATGAGTTAGATTTTGGTAAGATTGTTTTTCAACAGAAGATATACAATCAATCAGTTTTGGGTTACCGATTGTTGGTGTCACAACAGCTACTTTCATAATTTAAACCGGAATGTCGATATCAGGGAAGGCTTCTTTACAGATTTTTGGTGTTAGGTATTTAATACCCAAATCTTTTTGAAAAACCTTAACCAATAAGGCAGATTCATCTTTATGTAAAGCTTCGAGAATAACAATTAACAGTTGTTTTTGTTTTTCGTTTGGAATGGGACCTGAACGCTTTGGATGATTTGAAATGAATCGATACATCTTTGGCATTTCAGTATCCAAATAAGCGAAATTCAGACCAGCTGGTTCAACCGCAGGACGGTACGCTGGCGGAGTAATATCAAATTTGACATATGGATTAAGTGCCATTACCAAGAAGTCCTTGAAACGAGCATCACCATTTTTCTGTAAAACTTTTACTCGCTCTTCACGGGTGGTAGCTTTATCAAACTCTTCAAATATTTCAGAATATAACAGATTAGAACTCATCAATAACCTCAATTAAATTTTTCAAACGATTAGCCATCATATAATTCAAAAATTCTTGTTTCGTATGACCCTTCGTAGTGTCATAGGTATCTATGATACTTTGTTTTAACGATTCAGGTATTTTTGTTAAATCAATCAACATTTCGTTGCGATTGAAATTACGCAACATATCTTCATTGCAAAATTCTTCTGGTGATTGGTTTAACCATGTAATAATTTTCACTTCAGTAATAGGTTTCTGGCGGCCGCCTTCTACGAATACGCCATCTGCACTTAGAATGTTTGGAATGCCATCACCCTTATCACCACGAATAATCAATTGTTTCAATTGAGTCATAGGTAAAGGTTCTTTGATAAACTTCTTCAGGATGGGTGAATATTGTTCAACATTAGGATATCTCTGTAATTGAGCAAAGTCTTTATCA